GCGAGCTGCATCTTAGTTTGAGCAAGCATAATACGCTGTGCTTGACTAAATACATTAGGATTACTAACCGGAACAACGTCAACACGGTCATCAAAGTCCTCACGCATGATCGTTTCATCGCCGCCCGGAACAGAATACGGATACTCTTGGGGCAAACTTTCAGACATCACTCGTGCAAGAATCTTAAATTCCTGACGCATAGCATAATGTAAACGTTTATGGACCGCGCTCATTACACGTGCGCCCTGCTCCATCATAGCCATGGTCGTACCAACCGCAGCACCTTGATTACCATCACCTACTTTAAGATCAGTGATCGTAGCAAAGCGTTGTGCAGCATCTACCACAAAACCAAGTAGTTGGAACAATGTTTGGTCGGGACCCTTAAAGGGTAAAGGCATTAAGCTGTCGCGAATAGCACCACCGGGCGCGTCCACATCTCGGAACTCACCGGGTTGTAAAGGTTCATCGTCATCCCTGATCCGTAGTCCGCGGGCCTTGAAGCCAGCCGGAAGGTTAGAGAGCGTACCTGCATCAATCAACTGTCGAAGTGCAGAAGTCGCTGTCCGGGACAAACCACCAATAGTATGTATCAAGCCTAGACCGTAAAAGCCGAAGCCGGGTAAAAACTTGTAGTGTGTGAAATAACTGATCTTCTTCCGTAGGATATCCGCTTCAAGATAGTTACGACGGATAGACAGAACCTGCCCGTTGTCCTCGGAAATAGTAACGATATACGGGATTTTAATGCCTGTAAACTCGCCTTCTTCGTCAATATCTTCGTAGCCTTCTAGGTCCAAATCAACATGACACTCTAAAATAGTGCAGTCATAATCGATCTGATTGGCGTCCATACCATCAAGACGGTCCATTTCACCCGAAAGTGACGTCATTTCTTTCTGTGAGGGGATTACTTCAACATCTAAGTACAGTCCCGCTACCTGTCGCTTACGCAAATCGTTTAACGACATGCGAACGACTTGTGTAATGTTAGGACATGAAGCAAGGTCCGCAGTCTCATACGGAACAACTAGGTTCTCCGCAGGAACGAACTTAGAGACAGCTCTATCAAGCGTCTCATCGTAATATGTTTTCTTAAAAGTAGAGCCAGCTAACGGTAAAAAGAACAACATTTGATCCATGTCTGGAGTGTATTCTTCCATAACATTCGTAATGTAGTAGTTCATGAACGACTGAACGCGCTGCGATTGCTGTGCTTTCTTAGTAGTGCTCTTACCCATCACTACCGTGCGGACAGGGCCAGAAGGAGGTAGTAATTCGTTAAAGGCTTGTGCTTGGAACTGTGTAGCAGCTTCTGCTAATAGAGGATGAGTTACACCGGAGGCTCCACGGAAAGGCTGTGTGCGCTCTTCGTAGTTAAAGCCCAACAGCTCAAGGCCATTGGAATACGCTTCTTCCCAATCTTGACGACTGGCTTTGTTAGCATCAAACTCGCCCAGCAGCTCAGAGGATATGCGCCCCAGCTCACGGTCCGGAATCTCTTCCGCGAGGTTTGCATCAAATTCTTGGTTCTCGCCCCGTTGATCGCTCGGGTCAAAATCAATGATAACCCCACCGTCATCTTCAGGTGTGATTTCAATTCCACCGACATCTTCGGCACTAATCATAGCCATAACGTCGTTTTGTGAGTCGGGAAGTTCCAGTTCAATCTCAGCAGACATGTCATCCATGTTCATTTGAGATGGAATGTTTCTGTCCATCAAACCCGCATTTGTTTTTCCGTTAGCCATAAACGCTCCTAATATTTCGGTAAGAAATAACCTGAGTTGTCACGAGGGAAGTATACGTCAGGCCCCTCTGCGGGACTCCTGAAATTCTCAGTCCATCGCGGCTTGTCAGTCGGGGGACCCTGTTCCTCCGGTTTCCTACCTAGAATTACATTTAACTGTTCAAAGATGCGTTTGTCTACCATTTCTGTAAGTTGCGGCGTACTTGCATCTATGCCAGCTTTCTTAAAAAGATTGATTCCTACCGCATTGTTCCGCTTGTCCATGGCCACATGACCGCGATTACTAAAGAACATTTCATTCATGTCGCCCGCTGTCCTAGCCGTCTCGGGGCCATATTCGCGGGCCGTGAGTGCCGAACCCAGCATGTGCGCTCTTACATCTTCTAGTTCTTGGGGAGTAGGCATATCGCGACGTGGACGTTGATGGCGTGTGTCACCTTTAAGATCAATTCCGTAGACACCCTCAGACACTTCTTCCGTAGGGTAATTGTAATCGTCCGCAAGCGTTTCAAAAAACGTTTGCCCTTCCGGATAATATATATCTCGACTTGCTGAAGTTGTGCGCCCAGAATTGCGTATCTCGTCCGGTAACAATTCCATGGTGCCTTCTGGAGGGCCCAAGAAGAGCTGTTCTTTCAGAAAGGAGGCAACCCCTTTCTCCTCATAGACAGGTTCCTCAGAAAACTCTTGATTGTTTTCCATGGACGAGTCTAAAATGACAGCAGCACCTCCGTCCTCGAAATACGAGACAAAGCCGCCTGCTCCAAGGTTCACCGCAGTTTGGTTCATACGCAGACCTTCCACCATAGGGTTAATAATACACACTCACTTTAGCAGAGTTTTCGTCATCTTCCCAGTCATCAGTTGGAAGACGCACAAAATTACCTTGACGATACCGCATAAGGGCTTGTGTCATACTATCTACCAAGTCGTCAAACTCTCCGTTCGGGAAAGCCGCAACCTCTTCTACTAATTCGTCAGCCCAAGTCTCATCCGGGACCCAGACCATGCCAGCTTCAAACAAAGGTGACACACTGTGCACCCTCGTTACCTTGTCATTACCACGACTCGGCGTAAAATTAACAACAGGTATACCCTGCGCACGTAATTCTTGCGTCAATGGCGTTCCACTCGCTTTTGCTTCTATTATTACTGTATCAGGTTCCCAAAAATTATAAAGCTCTAATGCTTTCTCCTTCAACTCCGGAAAATCCCAACGTCCTTTCACACTGTCCAACAAAATTAAATTTGGACCACTACCCCCTTCATTGGGATAAAATACCCCCCACGTCGTAATCGCAGAATAATCCGCCGTCTGTTTCTTAGAAAATGCCGTATCGTAACTCTGAATCACAAACTCCAACTGGGGAACCTTCTCCTTTTCCCATATCCGCCACCACTCACGCTTAATGATAGCGTTTTCTTCACCCGTAGGATTTTGCTGATACTGAGCGTTCCACTTGCTCGGAGGTATTGATGCGCGGACCGCGGTCAAATCTTCAAGACTCCAATACTCAGGCCAACACGGAGTCCCGTCCTCAAATATCGCAGGAAGTTCCACAACCTCCCATTGATCCGCCAAAGGGTCTTTTGCCATAGATCGAAGCAGTTGCCCCGTCATGTCCTTCTCAGACCATCTAGTCTGAACAATAACTATTGACCCGCCCGGTTGTAAACGCTGTCTAGGACCACCTGTGTACCAGTCCCACGCATCGTCAAAGCCTGCCGCCGACATCGCTGTCTGCTCCGAGTGAGGATCATCAATAATAATTAAATCACCACCACGTCCCGCTAAGTTTGATCCGACGCCCACGGCATAATACATACCGCCCGCGCTCGTATCCCAACGGCCCGAGGCCTTACTGTCCGACGCTAACTTTACCCCAGTGAAAACTTCTTTGTACTCGTCCGTCTCCAAAAGGTTCTTTGTCTTACGTCCAAAGTTAACTGCCAACTCAGTCGTGTGTGTCGCCTGAATGATCTTCATCTTCGGATTACGGCCCATCATCCACGCAGGAAACAGGAAGGACGCAAACTCACTCTTCGTGTGCCGCGGTGCCATGTTGATAATCAATCTCTTTAGCTCGCCGCTCGCGACTCTTTCGAGCTTATCCGCAATGATCCTATGATGTCTCCCGGCAATGAACTCGGGCCACATAGTTTTTACAAATTTTAAAAAATCTTTTTGGCATATTTCATTTTTCTCTAGCTGCGCTAAACGCAGTTCAAGCTTTAACCTTTTTTCCTCTGCCGCAGGATTTTCGTGATTTTTCATAAGGGTCCCTATAACTTTTGACACGCAGTTCCATGATGTTCCACGTGGAACATTCACGCAAGATCAACATTAATTATATGCGATATTACACGCTTATATAAGACAGTTAAAGCCTATTACAAATAACTGACGAATATTTGAGAGAAACATGGCTCTAGCCCCCGACGGCACGTGCGGGGGGCGCGTCGCTCGGAGCGCGGTTTTTGGGCCCTGATCGTCGGCTTTTGACCCGATATGCGGGGGACCCTGCGCAATTTATCCGGTAATTGTCCGGGCTAACTGCGACACGGCCAGCGGTCCGCGGTGCAGTAAATGCGGCCAGCGGTCCACGGCCAACGGTCCACGGGTTAACCTCCACCGGCTGGGCTCACGGTCCAAGTGCACCGGCCCGCGGTTAACTGGCACCGGCCAAGGCCCACGGCCAACGGATCGCGGCCCTGTAGGTTTGGGACGCCACCCAAGGGGCACGGCCCGCCCTGTTTAACTGTTTAACACGTTGGGGGAGTTATCCACACTGGATAATGTCGGAGCTGATCAAATAGTGATCACGTCGGGCTGTATGCGGTGCAGTTACTGGGTAGCTGCTTGCAATCCTGGTGGGGGTAAGTCTGTGGACAAAAAAAGGCCCGCACGGTGGCGGGCCAGTGTAACGGGGGAAGGGTTAACGGTCCAAGCGGATCACTAGCGCGTTATCGCTCAACATGTCACGGATGACGCTTTCGATATCGCTTTTAATATCCACGCTGGACGCCTCGCGGATCTCGTCGCCGTAATCGTCAATGTCGAAGTGGTCCGACAAGTCGAAGTTATGCGCACTTATATATTCGCCTTCGTCTAGCTTGGCATCTATCGCTTCATCGATTGCGTCGTTAAAGTCGCCATTGTTCGCCATGTCTTGGAAGTGTCCGGCGTCCGCTAGTTCGGTAATGGTGGACTGCACCAGCTCGCGCACCATGTCGCCCAGTGCACCGGCTAACACGTCGGCGGGTGCTAATGGGGCAACCACTGGCGCAACCGCTACCGGTTCGGGAAGTATCGCTTTATCGACCCGCAACCATCGACACTCGAACACGTGCGGAAAATATTCCCCGCCGGTCTCCGTGTCTAGCCATTCGCCATAAATGCGGCCCGTGCTCGCTTCGTGTTTTGGCGGCATACCGCCGGACGCTTTAAAGGTGCGATGGTCTGAAGTTAGGACCGCACCGACTGGGACCGGTTGCCCGCCCGCATCCAGTAAGGCCCAAGAAACAAAGTTTTCACCGTCGCGGTAGTTGTGTTCAATAAAATTAGTCATTAGTCGAACCTCGCTGTTTTAGTTTCGCCGGTCTTGGCGTCTTTAAT